GATGTGGGTGCGGATGATGCTGCTGAATTTCTTAAAAAATATGCGAAGAAGAAATAATGGCTCATATTAATATCGGAGATACAGTTAGAGATATAAATAGTACCTGACCAAATTATAACTGTACAGGTGTGGTCACATCTATTAATGGTAATAATGTAACTTGGAGAGATAATAAAACTGGGGAATTAATAACAGATCCCCATGATGATTTGGAGTTAATAATGCAAAAGGGTGGAAAACCTACTAGAAGACAGAATGGTGGAAATTTTAGACCACGAGGATTGGTACAAAGAGGTTCAGGTGACATAGATCCTACTAGTCCATATGGTTTACCAGTAGATGATGTGCCGGCTATATTAGGAAAAAATGAATATGTTGTAAATGCAAACGCAGTCAAAGAGTTGGGAGAACCATTTTTAAATCAATTAAATGCAATAGGATTGAATGGATCATCTTTACCGCGTGATACTGGGATGTATGGTGACTATCAAAAAGGCGGAAGAGTAAGAAAACAGCAAGGTGGCAGACAATGCATTAGACATAGAATGCCAGATGGAACAATTATGGATGGACCAACACATGATGCAGGTCAAACTTGTATTGAATGGTCAAATGGAAATCAAACTAGGAGTAATACAATGAGAAGAAATGCAAGAAGTGGTTACAAACGAGGCGGAAGAACAAGGCCAGTCAGAAAACAACGAGGTGGAAGAGCAAGACCCATAAGAAGACAAACCGGTGGAAGAGGAAGAAAAAGATTTCAACAGGGTTCTCATGGGCATGAGATGGGGCATCAACATACTCAAACTTATGGAGGGAGTCATCAACATTACCTACCTTCAAGTACCCCGGAATGGACTAGCAATGCTAGTCATGCTCATTCCCAAATGGGAGTACAGGCATTCTCAGGTTCATTCTCATCAGGTCAAGCAGGCTCACACAGACACGCAGCACCATATCAAGGTGGTATATCACCGACTGGTGGTGGCAGAATGAGAAAACAACGAGGTGGAAGAGCAAGACCCATAAGAAAACAAACTGGTGGACACAGTCATGTTATTGATCATAAGCATTCAGTTACTATTCCAAATAATTGGGAATTGGATTATCCAAATACTGACCTAGGGCTCGACACTTTTGGTGCACAGCCGTTGGGTGGGTCAAATCAAGATCAATACGCACCGATGACGCGAACCGATGATGGGGGAGAGCATGGTGGTCACTATGGTCCTTGGGCTGGTGAAAATGTAGTAAGAAGTGGACGGGGTAGAAAAGGTGAAAGAGTAAGAAAACAAACTGGTGGAAGAGGAAGACCTATAAGAAGACAAGTCGGTGGAAGAGCAAGACCTGTCAGAAAACAAACTGGTGGAAGAGGAAGACCTATAAGAAGACAAGTTGGTGGTGGTGGTGGATATGTATATGAAGCAACTGGTCAACCTTATACTGGTCAAGTTGTTGAAGCTGGTGGTTTATTCTACACAACAACAACTGGAACTATTGAAGGTAATTCTCAGAAAGTAATGACATTGAGTGCATATAATCATAATAAGCCTGGATAAATAATGAATTTAATATTTAAAATGATATCAACATTATTAATAGTTTCTTTACTTTTTCCTCAAAAAACTTATGAGTTTACAGAGGAAGAGGTAAAATCATTATATAGTTCTATTCAACAATTAGAACAATCTGATAGTTTAAATCAAAAAATCATTGAAAATTTAAATGAACAGATATATATGTATATACAACAAAATGAAACTGACAGTTTAATTATTGAGAATTATAAAGAACAAATAGCATTACAAGAAGAGATGATTAAAGAAGTAAAACCAAAATGGCACGAGAATAAATATCTATGGTATTCTATGGGAATGGTGTCTATGATTATACCAATTTGGGCAGTGGGGCAGATTAAATAAAATGGCACAAAATATAAAACAAGCAATTAAAAGAGAATATTTAAAATGTGTACAAGACCCTGTATATTTTATGAAAAAATATTGTACTATTCAACATCCTCAAAAGGGAAAGATAAAGTTTGATTTATATCCATTTCAAGAAAAATGTCTTACAAAATTTAAAGATAATCGTTACAATTTAATTCTAAAATCTCGTCAATTAGGTATATCTACTCTTTCTGCTGGTTATTCTCTTTGGATGATATTATTTCATAACGATAAGAATGTTCTTGTAATCGCTACTGGTAAAGATACTGCTAAAAATCTTGTTACAAAGGTAAGAGTAATGTATGATAGTTTACCTCAATGGTTAAGAACTGGTACAGAAGAAATAAATAAATTATCATTACGATTTACTAATGGTTCACAGATAAAAGCAATTGCATCTAACGAATCAGCTGGTCGTTCCGAAGCTCTATCCCTTCTCATACTCGATGAGGCGGCATTTATTGACAAAGTTGATGAGATATGGACAGCCGCACAACAAACATTAGCTACTGGTGGTGATTGTATTGTTCTTTCAACTCCAAATGGTGTTGGTAATTGGTTTCATCAACAATGGATTGGCGCAGAAGCTGGAACAAATGAGTTCAATACAATAAGACTTCATTGGACTGACCACCCAGATAGAGATCAAAGTTGGAGAGATGAACAAGATAAAATTTTAGGTCCATCAAAAGCATCACAAGAATGTGATACTGACTTCCTTACTTCTGGTGAATCTGTAGTTGATCCACAAATTTTACAATGGTACAAAGAAAATATAGTTAAAGAACCAATTGAAAAGGCAGGTTTTGATAAAAATTTATGGATATGGGATTATCCAAATTATTCAAAGGAATATATTGTAGTTGCAGATGTGGCTCGTGGTGATGGTTCAGATTATTCAGCTTGTCAAGTTTTTGAAATTGAAGATATGGAACAAGTTGCCGAATATAAAGGACAGTTAGGAACAACTGATTATGGAAACTTTTTAATTGAATTAGCAACTAAATATAATGACGCTTTACTTGTAGTAGAAAACAATAATGTCGGTTGGGCAACAATACAAACAATTATAGATAGAGGATATAAAAATTTATTTTACCAATCAAAGGATTTACAATATGTTGATGTTGAACATCAAGTTAATAATAGATACAGATCACAAGATAGAAGTATGGTAGCTGGATTTTCAACAACGGTTAAAACAAGACCTTTGGTTATTGCAAAAATGGAAGAATATACAAGAGAAAAATTAGTAAAAGTCTATTCAGATAGGTTGATTGAAGAATTATTTGTATTTATTTATCATAATTCAAAAGCTGAAGCTATGAAAGGATATAATGATGATGTTGTTATGTCTTATGCTATAGCTTTATGGATTAGAGATACAGCATTAAGATTAAAAAAAGATAAAAATGATCAACAATGGTCAATGATGGATACAATGCTTAAAGTGAATGGGAATGTTGAACATTCTACTGGATTCCAAAAGGGATCTCCAGGTTTTCCAAAGGAAAATCCATGGGAAATGGATGTTATTGGTGAAAAAGAAGATTTAACATGGCTCATAAAATAAAAAATAGTTATAATAAATAAGAGGTATAAAATGGCACAAAATGAAAATATATTAACAAGATTAGGTAAACTTTTTAGTTCAAATATTATTGTTAGAAAAACAGATAGTGGTCAATTAGTCGTTAAGGATGTTAATATGTCTCAAACATCTTTAACATCTAATTTTGTTGATAGATATAATCGTCTGATGAATGGTGCAAGTTGGGCACAAAAATATTCCGCCAAACAAAATAGAAGTGCTTATGATGTGGCTCGTAAGGAATTATTTCGTGATTATGAATTAATGGATGCCGATCCAATTATAGCTTCATCGCTCGATATATATTCGGATGAATCTACAGTTGATAATATTGAGGGTGAAATACTTAAAATTCAAACGGATAATCCAAAAGTTCATAATATATTATATAATCTTTATTATAATATATTGAATATAGAATTTAATCTTTGGTCTTGGATTAGAAATATGACAAAATATGGTGATTTCTTTTTACAATTAGATATTCTTGATAAATATGGTATTGTAAATGTAAAACCATTATCCGCTTATGAAATAAGTAGATTAGAAGATCACGATCCAGCAGATCCTAAATTAGTTCAGTTTGAATTGGAGGAAACCGGAACAAGAAATAATAAAAAAACTGAACCTCTTGAAAATTATGAAGTAGCACATTTTAGAATGTTATCTGATTCAAATTTTCTTCCATATGGTAAGTCAATGTTAGAAGGTGCTCGAAGAGTATGGAAACAATTAACTCTTATGGAAGATGCTATGTTAATTCATAGAATGATGAGAGCTCCAGAAAAAAGAGTGTTTAAAGTAGATATCGGCAACATTCCACCAAATGAAGTTGAAAATTTTATGAATCAAATTATTAATAAAATGAAGAAAGTTCCTGTTATTGATCAAAAGACAGGTGAATATAATCTTCGTTATAATATTGAATCAGTAACAGAAGATTATTATCTTCCAGTTCGTGGTGGTGATAGTGGAACTGAAATTGAAACACTTCCTGGTTTATCAAACGATGCTGCTATTGATGATATTGAATATTTAAGAAATAAAATGATGGCAGCTCTTCGTATTCCAAAGGCATTTCTTGGATATGAAGAGGGTGTAGGAAGTAAAGCTACATTAGCTGCTGAAGATGTTCGTTTTGCTAGAACAATAGAAAGAATACAAAAAATTATTTGTGCTGAACTTGAAAAGATTGCTATTGTTCATTTATATACACAAGGATTTGAAGATGCTGAATTAATTAACTTTAATTTAGAATTACAAAATCCATCTATGATACATGAACAAGAAAAACTTGAATTATTAAATCAGCAAGTAGATTTGGCTAATACTGCTATGGAAAATAAATTATTTTCTCGTGAGTGGATTTATGATAATATATTTGAACTCAATAAACATGAAAAAGAAAAAATGTTTGATGGTGTTATTGAAGATAGGAAACAAACATTTAGATTTGAGCAAATTGAAACGGAGGGAAATGATCCCGCCGAATCTGGTGAAAAAGTAGATGATGAAGATGGTTCAGATTTAGAAATGGCTCGTAGGGAGGATTGGGGTGGAAGTGAACCAGATCCTACTAGACATGATATAAATAAAAATGGAGCAACTAAAAATAGTCATAGAGACGCAGTTAAATATCAAAGAGAAAAGTATGGTAGGCGGGAATTTAAAAGAGGAAGTCCACTACATCCTGGTAAAGGTGCTACAATTGTTAAGGCTGAAGGACTTCTAAATCAATTAAAACAAAAATTTAAAAATAATACTAAAAATAAAAGTATTTTAAGTGAAGAAAATTTAATTAAAGAAGAAACAAGTGAATAAATATAGTATAAATACTAATTTATTTATATTTATATATGAAAAACCATACATATTTGTAAATTCAAAACGGAGATATTATTATGCGTAAATTACGTCATAACAAAATACGCAATACTGGTCTTTTGTTCGAGTTTTTACTTAGACAAATAACAGTAGATGTGTTAAATAAAAACGACAATAGCAAGGCTGTGACTATTATTAAAAAACGATTCAATGAAATGACTGAATTGGGTAAAGAGTTAGCTTTGTATAATGTAATTATAAATAAAAAGTTTGGTAGTGATAGAAAGGCTGATTATTTTATTAATGAAGTAATTAAAGAAAGACAAGGATTAAATAACTCAGTTTTAAAACGAGAAAAATATAATTTAATAAAAGAAATACAATCTTGCTATAATTTACAAAAATTTTTATCTTCAAAAGTTCCAAGTTATAAAGTGTATGCTTCAACTTATAAATTATTTGAATATTCTAATTTTTTATCTCCGGAAGATAAAACAGAAGCTCATTTTAATCTTGTAGAACATATAACAACAAAAGAAGACAATATAAAACTTTCAGAAACAATGAATAACCTTCCAGATGATGAAGATTTAAGATTACTTACTTATAAAACTTTACTTGAAAAGTTTAATCAAAAATATTCACATTTAAATAAACAGCAAAAATCTTTATTAAAAGCATATATAAATAATATTTCAAATACAAATTCTTTGAAAGAATATATTAAAAATGAAGTTCCTTTAGTTAAAAAAGAACTTAAACAATATTCAAATAATCTTTCAGATAAAGTTGTTAAGATTAAATTAAAAGAAGCTGTTAATACAATTGAAAAGTTTTGTGATACGGGTAATAA